TCTCAAAAGTTAAAATACATACTTTCAGAACAGAATATATCTCAGGCAGAGCTATCCAGATTAACAGGCATAAATAAAAGTTCTATCTGTCAGTATCTATCAGGCAAAAACATACCATCCAAGAAGAGACAGGGCGTGATTGCTACAGCAATAGGGATGCCAGAAGATTACTTTGGAAACGAAAACTTCAAAGAACCAAGTATACCATATCCTAAGATTCCGCGACTTACACTCACGGAGACGGCTGGAATCATGGGCGTGTCACAGCGAGCACTTGCACTTGCTATTCAGCAGGGTATGTATTCATGGGCGCAGGCTTTGCCAGGGAGAAACAAGAAAAGACCTATCTATTTTATTAATGCCATTACGTTTGCTAAAGCGCAGGGAATAGATTTGGAAGAATATAAAAAATGCACCTGCGAAGCGGCAACTCCAACAGGCGCATAGAAAATAACTCAACTAAATTGTAACACAAAACCAGAAAAATGGAAGGAGAAAATTATGAACGAGGAAGAAAAGACTTTGAACTTAGATGATGTTAAGTTTTTGCTTGAAAAAGTACACGCAGCACAGCAGGCGGGAAATCATGTCATTTTTAGACATAGTAACTACTCGACAGAAGTAATTGCTATGGAGGGCGAAATCTCTGAGGAAAAAGAATGGGATAAGCAATTTTATATGCATAATAACGCACCAGAGGAGCAGAAAGCTACATATAATGAATGCATTTTGTATCTTGAAAAACTGGCAGGCGAGAAACATGATAATTAATTTTGTATTACACAAGTACAACCAGACGGAATCTGCTCTTGAACTACAGCCTACATCACCCCGCCTCTTAGAGCGGAAAGCTGCACTGGAGTGGTGGATTGCAAAAGATTTAAAGAAGAACGAGGTGTCGAAATGAAGACAATTAAGATAACCGCAGATAATAAGATTTCTATCGTGGATGTGGATTTTAGCAACAATAGAGCGATCATGGATGCCATGGGCGGTCCTGTAGAAGTAGTTACAACAAATGAGTTGTATGATTTTTTTAAGTGCCCCGTTCTTATGATGTTGGATAAAAACGGTTACAAACCTAAAGATGTAAATGGTTTTTGTCCGAGCGCAAATGCAGTAGCCTCCTTTTTGTACGGTTATGTCAAAACTGGTATACCAGTTTTAGGCGATGTTATTTTGGCGCAACCGGCAGGGGGGCGCATAGAAAATTTAGAGGGTGTTGGAGAATTGGAAGAAAAGATGCAGATGTTAATGCAGCGTTTTAGTTTTCTGGAGAAAGTATAGAAAGGATGGTAAGCAATATGAAGTTAAATAAAGTAGTAAGTACTTTAGAAATGCCACATGAAGAATGGCTGCGTTATCGAAAGAAAGGCATCGGTGGTTCCGATGCCGGAGCTATCTGTGGGGTAAATAAATATAGAAGTGCTGTATCCGTATTTTTAGACAAGACTGCAGAACAGACATCAGAGTTTGATAACGAAGCAATGAGACAGGGACGAGATCTGGAGCAGTATGTAGCAAAAAGATTTTGTGAGGAAACCGGAAAGAAAGTAAGACGGGCAAATGCGATATTTTCTCATTCCGAACTTCCTTTTATGCTTGCCAATGTAGACCGCCTGGTCGTTGGGGAAAATGCAGGACTTGAATGTAAAACAGCATCGGCTTTTTCTGCAGATAAATGGGCAGACGGTTCTATCCCGCCAGAATATGAAGTGCAATGTAATCACTATATGGCAGTAACCGGAGCAGATGCTTGGTATATTGCCTGTGTAATTCTTGGCAAGGAGTTTATCTGGCATCGCATCGAGCGAGATGAGGAACTGATTGCCACGATTGAAGAGCTGGAAAAAGATTTCTGGCAGAATAACGTAATTGCAAATGTTATGCCGGCGCCAGATGGTTCTTCTTCTGTAGATTCTTATATCAATTCCAGATATGCAGACAGTGATCCAGAGCAATCTGTTGATATTACTACATATGATGAAGCTTTGAAAAGAAGAGAAGAAATCACCGTATTAGAAAAGAAACTCGGAGCAGAGAAGAAACAGATTGAGCAGGAAGTTAAACAATATATGCAAGAAGCAGAAACGGCATATAGTAACTCATATGAAGTGAAGTGGAAAACAGTAGAGAGTAAGCGAGTTGATACAAAGAAATTGAAGTCAGAGTATCCAGAAGTTTATAAAGACTGTATTAATGTAGGAAAAAGCAGACGCTTCACTGTAAAAGGCATTGCATAAGGAGGATTTAACATGGGAGTAAAAGAACAGTTAGTCGAAAAGAATAACCAGAAAACAAAGCTTACAAAGGGCATGAACATTGCGGATATGATTAATGTATTGAAGCCAGAAATTGAAAAAGCCCTTCCGAAAGTAA